TCAGAAGGGGTGTCGTCCGCTGCGGCTTCCGCCGCCTCGGGTTCCGTAGACGCGCCATCCATCCCGACCCACTCAATAACTTCGAAGACGGGGGTATAGATGCGTCCGTAGGACTTGTGTACGTAGTGTTCCTTCTTGAGGCGCACCACGGGAACCGGCTTGGTCTGGTCCTTATCGACCTGGGCGGCAATGGCAAGCGCAAGCTGCTGCACCGCCTTCTTGCCGCCCACCGACGTGACGGTGTAACGGCCCTCCAGATCCTTGTCCTCGCCGGACATGCACTTGAGGGACAGACCCACTTGCACCTCCCAACCGCGCTTGGCGGCGGGCGGCGCAACGTCAAGTTCAGGCAGCGGCTGCGACACCGGCACCATCTTTTCGCCAAGAACCTCACCTTCGCCCCAAGCAATAAAACCGTGGACAAAACTGAAAGGGTTGATCGCCCATGTAGCGTCGTCTTCAATCTCGGTCTGCTCTGCGCCGAACACCCAATGGCCGGTCTTGTCCATCTTGATGATGACAGAACCCGCGCCGTCAGGGACGCCTGCGCTGATCGAGCGCAAGCTAGAGGCAAGAGACGAGACGGAAGGAAGATTAGCACCGGCGAATACTGTGAGATTAGACATTCGTTTTCTCCTTAGACGAGTTTACCAAGAGCGGCGGACAACTGTGCGCCGATCTGCAACACCGCCGGGCGAGGATCATCCTCTGACGCCAACGTGTTACCCGATGAGACAGAGACAACGTGATCGTCCGGCAGCGCGAGCTTGTGCTTCTTCAGCACCTTCTCGGCCTGTGCAGGACTCAGTACTTTTGTCTCTGTCAATTCCTTTACATCGAGCCCCAGATCGCACATGGCGTCAAGAGCCTTTCCTTCATCCATCCACTGGCGCATCGCGCGCTTGGGGACAAGTTTGTAGCCGGGCACCGGCAGACCCGCCTCCAGCGTCTGCATCGCCAGCGCCCGCACCTCCTTGATCCAGCCTTCCAACAGGTCAGCCATTTTGAGGTGGTCCGACACGTCGGCGACATCGACGCTCTTCAGCGCGGCGACCATCGCCCGGTCAGCAGCGCCGGTCATGATGGGGCAGATCGCCTTGGCGGCGCACCAGCGGCACCAGTCGCCCTGCGCCAGCGGCGCGTCAGGACGCTGGGCGACCTTCACCGCCTGCATCAGCTCCTTCTCGAACAGTTGGATGCGGCGCGGGGTCGTCTCCCAACGCTTGACGTAGGGCGGCTGCACGATGACCAATTCGACCTTGGCCGCGCCTTCGAACGCCCACTGGGCGGCGGGCGTCCGCATGGCCGCAGCGGCGTAAAACATAAGTTGTGGATTCTCTTCGACATCGACGGCGACGCCATCGCCAAACTTCCAGTCCACGATGTACGCCGTGTCGCCGATGCGGCCCACAATGTCCGACGATCCAAACACGCCAGGCAGCAGATCGCCGAACCCGACAACCACCTCGGTCTCAAACTCCATCTGCCTGTCGGGGTCGATCTCGTTCAGCGCCGCCAGCGCGGGCAGCAACTTGTTGTCGATCAGATCCTGATCGAGCGTCACGTCAGCATGGACTGCGCCAAGGAAGTCCTGCGCGGTGGCCACGCCGTCCAGCACGTCAGCGATAACGTTGTGAAGCAGGGTGCCGGTGTCAGCGTAGACGCTGGAGGGCTTGGGTGGCATCTGGGCGACGAGCGCCACGGAGCCAGGGCAGTTGATGACGCGCTTGGCGGTGGACCCGCCGACAATGTTGGAATGTTGAGCCATTAGATTACCTCAGTGGACTGTTGACTGACGGACACTAGACTTTCTTTTACGAACATGCAATACATTTTTTTATGAAAGAAAGCGAGATCGAACGATATTTCGTGTGGGCCGTCATGCTGCGGCAAGGGCTCACCTACAAGTTCAAGTCCCCCACGCAGCGCGGGGTGGCGGATCGGATCGCGTGTATGCCCAACGGCGAGACGTGGTTTGTGGAACTCAAGGTCAAGGGCGGGCGTCTCGCGCCGCTTCAAGAACTGTTTGCGATGGACATGCGACGGCTGGGGCAGCGATACGCTTGCCTTTGGTCCAAAGAAGGGGTGGACGAATGGGCCTCACGTTACGACCTTACCAAGAACAAGCCGCCGATTTTTTGTTCGAACGAGACCGCGCAATGATCCTAGCGCCTGTGGGCGCAGGCAAAACGGCCATCACGTTGACGGCCATGACCGAGTTGATCGCGGAGGGACATGTCAAGCGGTGGCTGGTGCTGGCCCCCAAGCGCGTCTGCACGGACGTGTGGCCGGTCGAGCAACCCAAGTGGGCTCCAGACTTCGAGATCGCCATCGCCACCGGGACGCCAGCGCAGCGTCAAGCGGCGTTTGACAGCGCCGCGCCCATCGTCGTGACCAACTACGACAACATCCAGTCCTTGCCGGATCTGTCGGGCTTCGACGGCGTCGTCTTTGACGAGTTGACGCGGCTCAAGAACCCCAGCGGCAAACGCTTCAAGGCGCTGCTGGCGCACCTCGACAAGATCCCGTTCCGGTGGGGCCTGACCGGCTCGTTCACGTCCAACGGGCTCGAAGACGTGTTCGGCCAGTGCAAGGTGATCGACCAGACGCTGCTGGGCCGCGCCAAGGGCGCGTTTCTCCAGAAGTACTTCGTGTGCGTCAACCGCGACTTCGGCGACTGGCAACCGCGCAAAGGCGCGCTGGAGCAGGTCATGGACGCCATACGCCCAGCAACCTTCGTGCTGGAGCCAGGCGAGTACAGCGACAAACTGCCGCAGCTACATGTTGTGGAAATGCGTTGCGACATGGCCGACCGCAAACCCTACGAAAAGATGAAGCGCGACTTCGTGCTGGAGTATGGCGAGGACCGGATCATCGCGGCGAACGCCGCCGCCGTGACGAACAAGCTTCAGCAGATGGCGTCGGGGTTTGTCTACGACAGCAAGACGGAAGCGTCAGAGGAAAAGGGAAAGTTTCACATGAAACAAAAGGTTATCTGGTTTTCGACGCACAAGTTCGAATTGATCGAGGAAGTCCTGAACGAGAACCAACGCGCCAATACGATCATCGTCTACAATTACAAGGAAGAGCTGGCCGAGCTGAAGCGCCGGTATCCACAGGCGCGGACGATTGACGACTTCAACGCCATCCAGCGGTGGAACGCGGGGGAGATCGAGCTGCTGCTGATCCACCCCAAGTCGGCGGGGCACGGCCTCAACCTCCAGTTTGGCGGATGCAAGATCATCTTCTTGTCCATGCCCTGGTCGCTGGAGCTGTTCGAACAGACGGTGGGGCGGCTGCACCGCAGCGGCCAGACGAAGGATGTCTGGTGCTATTTGCTGATCTGTAATAAAACTATAGACGAACGGATCTGGATCGCGCTTCAGGACAAGCGGGCGATCTCAGACATAGCACTTGAGGAACTGAAAGCATGAGACATAATTGGCGGGAAATTAATCGGATGTTGCCCGATCTGGATGAGGACACCATCAAGAAGATGCTGGACGAGGAGCGCGTTGGCGAGCAACGGCAGTCGGTGCTGATCCGCCTGCACCAACGCTACACGATGCTGCGGGCGGCGCGGGAGCGCATGGAGATCCTCGGCGACGCCGAGTTTCCCAAGGTGATGGCGCTCACTTAGCGCACCAGCCTTCGCGGCGGGCGTTGTTCTGCTTGACCTCGATGATGGTGCCCGTGGTGTCCTTGGACGACCACGACACGTCGCGCCACACGTCGCAGACCGCCGCGTTAGTCTCGACGGTGCTGGTCAGGGTCACGCACCCGGTCAGGGGACAGATCAAGAGCATCAGAAGCGCCAACCGCATTGCGTGTTCTCCGTAGCACGTCCGCCGTCGCAGCAGCCTCAATCTCGGCCACTGCGTCTGCGCGGATCTTAAAATAGACGCCGCTCAGGACGACTATGGCGATGAACGCCATGATGGCGTAACGCCCGACCGGCGTGAACAGCAGGCTAAACACCGTGTTCATCCATGTTCTTCTTGCGCCAATACCAGATGGCTGCGCCTGCGCCAATGATCGCCACCATGATGACGAAATTTGTGTTGCTGAGTAGGCCCATGAATTGATCCGCCACATCAGACGCATCCTTCGCCTGCGCTGCGACCTCCTTAGCGACACCCACGCTTCCGAGCCCTGCCGTGAGTAACGCCGCGTTACCTTGCTTGCTGTCCGCCATTGTTCGTACAGGAACAGGATCGGGATCGGTGCGCTGTTCCTGCTCTTCCACATGCTGGTCGGCGCTCCACCACGCGCCCGCCGCCTGGCGACGGCGCACGAGCCCCGGCAGCACCTTGCCGCCGCCCTTGGTCCACTTCATCAACTCGGCAGGCACTGCGTCAAGATCGCCCGAGTTTATCTTTTTCAGCATTGTCGAAGATTTGAGGTTTCCGACGCCTGCATTGTAGGCGAAGTCCGTGAGGACATCGAACTGGTTCTGGGTCAGTTTGACCTTGACCAGATCCATCACGGCGATCTCGTACTTGACGATGTCGCGCTTGAGGATGTCTTCGGCGTCCGCCTGCGTGATGATCATGCCATCCGCAACCTGGGGCGCGCCCGCAGCGGAAGTGTGGCCGTAGCCGATGGTGCAGACGTTGGCGGGGCAACGGTACGCCTTCAGCTTGCAGCCTTCAAACTTCTTGAGCAGGTTATCCAACCCACCTTGACTCATGTGCATGGCGTAACTCCTATCGGCTGACCAAACCAATGGCGACAAGAACAAAGCAAACCAGAACCACAATGACCGCAAGAAACGCCGCCCCCCACATCATGACGCTGTGCGTCAGTTCATCCTGATCTTTTGCGGCCTGAAGCGCATCCGCGCGCTGCTGCTTTTTGATCTGCGTGGTGTGCGACAGCACCCGGTCCCAAGCGGCGATGCCGAACTCGCCGATGAAATGGTTCTTCAGGTCTTCCATCATTTGGTCAGCTTCAGCTTTGGCGGCGTAGGCTTCCATCGCGATCTGTTGCGCGGACTTGCCGCTCATCAGACTGCCCTTGGGATCGGCAGCGGTTCGCGTGATGGCGGCTACGCTGTCGAACAGCGAGCCCATGTCGGACGCCATCGACTGTAATTCCTTGCCCACGGCAATGCCAGCCTTGATAGCTTCGTAACTGGCCCTCGCTGCGGCAAGGAGGCTGAGGGGGTCCATTAGCGGCCCTTCTCCAGCAGAGTGATGCGTTTGTCGAGCGCGGCAACCATCTGCGCCGTGTCGAACCGAATGGAGGCGCGCGCGGCAGCGGCGTCGGCCACCATGTCCATGCGGCTCTTCTCGATAGCCGCCATTGAGCGTTCGCGGTCCAGCGTCATGGCGGCGCGGGCAAGGGCGCTCTCTTTCTCGACCTTGCCAATCTGATCGCTCAGGCTTTCCCTGATCTGGGCCATGTCGATGGTGGTGCCTTGGGGCGGGATCGCCTTGTTGTCGGCGTTGACGACGACAGCCACCTTCGACTTTAGTTGAATGATCTCGTTGTTGGCGGCGGAAAGCGCGCTCATGAGGTAGACAACGCA